TCCGCTTCGTCTGCGCGCCGCATCGGCTGCCAATCGTGGCGACTGGGTGGTGGCAGATGAACTGCTGACTGAGTTCAAGAACAGCCGGCCCTCCAAGACCGACGAAGCAGCTCCTGCTGCCGGCGCCGATCTCGACGGAGCTCGCCGGGCTTCTCTGACGACCAGCGGCGCTGCCGGGAAGACCGGAGCGGACGGTAAGAGCAACGGCGGTGGGAAGCTTTACAAGCGCTCCGACCTGATGCGTCTGCGTATTCAAGACCCCGAAGCCTACTACGACGAGTCCTTCCAGGCCGAGATTCTCAAGGCCCATTCGGAAGGCCGCGTCAAGTAACGATCCTCCAACTCCCCTCGATCCTCTCTCACGTAAAAGGGACTCTAGCTAAATGCCTCTGGGCACAAATAACGTCACTCTTACCACTGTCGGCGCATTCGTCCCGACACTGTGGAGTGACGAAGTCGTTGCTTCCTACAAGAGCAACATCGTGATGGCCCAGCTCGTTCGCCGCCTCAATCACCGCGGTAAGAAGGGCAACGCCATCACCATCCCGAACCCGACTCGCGCCACGGCTAACGCCAAGGTTGCAGGCTCTCAGGTCACTCTGATTGCCGGCGACAGCGATACGGGTATCTCCGTTTCGATCAACAAGCAGTACGAGTACTCGCGCTTCATCGAAGACATCGTCGAAGTGCAGGCTCTGGCCTCTGTCCGCCGGTTCTACACCGACGACGGTGGCTACGCGATTGCCAAGCAGGTTGACAAGGACCTGATCTACGTTGCGGCCTTCGAGGGCAACAACGCGGCTGGCTCGAGCGAAGCTGCAATCGGTGCCGACGGCAACATCACGTCGGCTCTCGCCAACGCCTTCATCGGTGACTTCTCCGCTGCGTGGAGCAACACGCACGGCTCGACCAACGCGGTAGACCTGTCTGATGTGGGTCTGCGGCGCCTGGTGCAGAAGCTGGACGCGGTGGATGCCCCGATGGCGGGACGCTATCTGGCGATCAGCCCCAACACCAAGGCCGACATGCTCGGCTGGGCGCGCTTCACTGAGCAGGCGTTCGTCGGTGAGAAGGGCGGCAAGAACAGCATCCGCAACGGCCTGGTGGGCGACGTGTACGCGATGGAAGTGTACGTCACGAACCAGCTCGGCTCGGTCGACGACAGCAACGGCTCCGGCAACACTGCCGGCAACCTGTGCCTCGGCTTCCAGCGCGACGGACTGCTGCTCGTTGAGCAGATGGGCGTGCGCACACAGACGCAGTACAAGCAGGAATGGCTGGCTGATCTCTTCACCGCAGACATGATCTACGGTGTGGCGTGTCTCCGCTCTTCGAGCGTGTACCCGATCATCGTGCCGACCAGCTTCACTGACGGCTAATAGTCAGTAGACGGGCGGGGCGGGGACTCAATCCCCGCCTCCCTTTCTAATGCATCTTCAGTCGAGCGGCAAACCAACAATGCTCGATATTGGATGCATCACAAAGGGAGAAACGAATCAATGGAACAACTCGACAAGCAAGACTTTCAGAACATCCTCGCCTGCCTCTCGATGGCAAAGGTAGAGGGGATCAACGCGGCAGGCGCGTTGCTACAGCTTTACAACAAGGTCGCACGGATTTCGCAGGGAATAGAGAATGGCAACGGTAACAGCACAGAGTCTGCTCAACCGAGTGCTGGTCAGCCTGCGGCAGCCGCAGATCACGTCGACGCCGGTAACTGACACCTACCAGCTACTCGCGCTTGAGTTTCTCAATCAGGTTAAGCAGGAAGTAGAAGACGCCGTAGACTGGCGCTGTCTCTATCAAACAATCGACGTAACTATCCCGGCAGGCAGCTACTTCGCTGCCATTCCGGGCACGAACGAGCGTTCACGAGTCGCCCGTGCTCCCATTAAGGGCGGAGGCATGACCCAAGCGGGTTATGCCCCTGCCATTGTGGGGGCCGACGCCATCGTGGCGCTCGTTTTTGACATTACGACCCCGACAACGACCGGGCAGTTCCCGCTGAAGGAAATGCCGCTGCACGAACTGCTGTATCGCTTCAACAACGACAACGGCACGTTGACGCAGATGCAGACCCCTGAGTTCTTCGCACTCAGCCAGGCTAACGCCGACAGCTCGCTGCTCGGGCAGAACGAGGCGGTGCTGTACGTCTACCCGGTGGTGAACAACAATCGGACTATCCAGATCACGATGTGCGTGCCGCAGTCGGACTTCTCGGCTACGGCTCTTCAAGATAGCACTGGCAGCGCCAACATTGTCGTCCCGCAGTACCCGGTGCTGATGGGGCTGCAGTGGATGCTGCGCGAAGAGCGCGGCGAAGAGCTCTCCGCTAGCGGCATGTTCAGCGAAGAGAAGTTCCGCGAAGTGCTGGATGACGCCGTTGGCGTCGAAGAGGCAGAGAAGGGCAATTCTCTCGATCTCGTAATGGTCTGATGGACGACGAAGCGAAGCGCGCCTTCTTGGTCATTCTCAGGGTGCAGGCAGCACTCCTGCTCTGTCTGATCGCGCTCGCCTCTTGCGGACTGTTCGATGCCCCGTAACGTCACGGCAGCCAGCCAGCCCAATCCGCAGCTGATACCGATCCCGGTTGCGTCGCCGGGCAAGCTCGGGCTCAACCTGCAGGCGCAGAACGCCGTGCAGTCCCCGGACTACTGCATCGAAGCGCTGAACGCGGTCATTGACCCGTATGGCCGCATTGCCGCCCGCAACGGGCGCAACACGATCTCGACCGGGCACGCTGCCGCTGGCCAGGTCCGGGCGATCTTCGAGTACATCAACAGTGCCGGCACGTCCACGCCGATTGTCGGCTTCGACGGCGGCATCTCGAGCAGTCTGACGGCGCCGAACGGCAGCTCCCTCGTCGGCACGATCACGAGCGTTGCTTCCGGCCGCTGGTACTTCCAGAACTTCTCGGACTCCTGCATTGGCTTTCAGGCCGGGCAGAAGCCCATCGTGATGACGAGCCCCGCCGGCACCTTCTCCAACATCGTCGAGGCTTCCGGCAGCGCTCCGCAGGGCGGAATCGGATGTTGTGCCTACGGCCGCGTCTGGGGGATGAACGCCGACGGCCATACGCTGCAGTGGTGTGCCCTCGGGGATTATACCAACTGGGCGACAGGCGACAGCGGCAGCATCGACTTGCGGCACGTCTGGCCGCAGGGCATGGACACTGTCACCGCGATTGCCGGCTTCGCCGGAATGCTCGTCATCTTCGGCAAGCGTCAGATCCTCATGTACGGCAGCAGCAATGCCACCGTGCTCGGCCTCGACGTGACGCAGCTGCGCATCGTAGACGCCATCGAAGGCGTGGGGTGTGTCAGCCAGTGGACGCTGGCGAGCGCCGGAGGCGAGATTGAGCAGTCCGACTTGCTCTTCTGCAGCGCCGTCGGTATCCAGTCGCTGCAGCGCCTGGTCACGGTGAGCGGCAGCCATCCGATCCAGAACTTCTCGAAGAATGTCCGTGACGCCATCGTCGCCCAGATCGCACAGGAGACGGCCAGCAACATCTCTGGCTTCTACTCCCAGACGAACGGCTTCTACGCGCTGAGCCTACCGACCAGCGGCTACACTTGGATTGCAGACCAGCGGCACCTGTTCCAAGACCAAGACGGGGATCTCGTAGCGCGTATGACGCGCTGGCCAATTGCCCCGACGGCGATGGTCGAGTTTACGAACCGCAACGTCTACTTCGCCAGCTCGACGGCCGGCAACGTCCAGCAGTATCAGTCCGGCACTGACGACGGCAATACGTTCGTCGTCACGTTGCAGTTGCCCTGGATGGACTTCGGGCAGGACGTAGCTGGCCGCCTCAAGGCACTGAAGCGCGTCGGAGCCTTGGTCGCCACCCTCAACGGTACATCCGTCACCTTCACTTGGTACGTGGACTTCGCGCTCACTGGCGCGAGCAGCGCCGCCATCGCCACCAACAATCAGACCAGTTCGCAGTGGAATGTCTCGCAGTGGGGCATCGACCAGTGGGGCGGCGGAGCACTTCTCTCGCTGCTCAATGTCAACGCAAGCGGCACGGGCCAGTACTTCTCGCTCGCCGTCTCTGCCTCGTCTGACAGCAACTTTGCTATCCAGCAAGTCAACCTTCTCGCCAAGCTACTTCGTCTCGCGTAGGAATTTCGTTGAGCAACTACAGCCAAATCACCTTCTTCGCCCCCAAGGATTCGCTGCTCTCCGGCAATCCCGCCAAAATCATCAAGGGCGCGGATGTTGACCCAGAGTTTGCCGCGATCTCCGTCGCCATCGCGACGAAGTATGACAGCCTGAACAGCTTCAGCGCCCCGATACAGTTTGCTGATGGGGCGGTTGGTGCTCCGGCTGTCACGTTCCATTCGGACACAACGACCGGCATATATAAGAGTGCGGCAGGTGTAGCCGCGATAACGGCCAGTGGTGTGCTTGAGGCTGGCTTCGGTGGCGGAGTGGTATGTGGTGCTCCAACTGGTGGGCATCAAGGCGTCGGCACTCTTAACGTCGCCGGATCGAACGGGGCAGCACTGTACTTCAACGGGACAGTACTGA